ATCGGTTACGCTTGGAGCTATTGATAATCAATGATTTATCTTACTTTGTAATCAATGTAATCAATTATTTATACTTAACTAACTAAAGTTATAAATTATATATATATATAGAAATAGAGAAAAATCGATTTATTGATATTTAGATTACACAAATAATAAAAAAATACTATGCTTATAGAAGATATAGGACCTACATTTTTTGGTCGAAGAATCTACCGTTACAAGGTTTATTCGGATAACAATGCCATGATTTACAATTGCGTCACAATGGACCGAACAGAGGAAGAAATGATTACGCACATTTTGGAGAAGTTTTGTCAACCCATTACGGTCTACTGCAACGGCAAAAAAATAGGGCGGTACAATGTCAAGAAAAAAGTTAGGAAGAAAGTGAGAATCATTGACCAACTGGAGAACAAATACTACAACGATGTTTTTGATATGGCTTATCAGCTCGACATATCGCTAAGGAAAGCAAAAGAGCTTATTGCTAAGCATATGAGGTTTGAGAAAGAAAAGTAGTAACTTTGAAAAGAATAACCAATTTATTTTTCAATGGCAGGAAGAGGCGGCGCAATGCCTGGAGCAGGCAGAAAGCCAAAGCATGAGGAAGAAAAAATACGCAATATAGCAAAAGCAGCTATTGAGAAAACTTATGGCTCAATGGAAGAGGGCTTTATTTGGTTGCTTAAGTCGGGTGAGCCAGCACTGGTTAAGTTTGCTTGGGAGCATGCTGCAGGCAAACCAAAAGAGAAGTTAGAGATTGATTCCAATAGCACAGTACAATCGGTGCAAATAATTGAGCTACCGGATAACAACAGAGACAAACCGAATGACATCACAGATGTTGAGGTTATAGAAGCTGACAATGGATAAAATACGGCCACAAGAGGGCTATCAACAAATTGCGCTTTCAAGCCCTGCTGATATTGTTATCGGTGGGGCTGCTGCGTTTGTGGGGAAGACATTTGCTTTGCTGCTTGATCCTTTGCGTCACATACATTTGCCCGGCTTTGGCGGTGTGATATTTAGACGCACATCGGTACAGATACGAAACGAGGGCGGCTTATGGGACACATCAACAAAGCTTTATCCCATTACTGGAGCCGAGCCAAGAGAATCGGTGCTTGATTGGAAGTTCCCATCAGGGGCAAGAATTGCTTTTAGACATTTGGAATACGAGAAGAATAAATATGATTGGCAAGGTTCACAGATTACTTTCCTTGGCTTTGATGAGTTAACACACTTTACTGAGACAATGTTCTTCTACTTGCTGTCAAGAAATAGAAGCGATTGTGGAGTTAAGCCATATGTTAGAGCAACGTGCAACCCTGATCCTGAAAGCTGGGTGTATAAGCTTATTAGTTGGTGGATTGATCCAGAGACAGGGTTTCCGATATTGGAACGCAGAGGCAAGCTAAGATACTTTGTGAAGTACGGCAATGATTATGTGTGGGGTGATAGTTACAACGAGGTATATGATAAAGCTGAGCACATCATTAAACCAATGATTGAGCAGTCAGGACTTAAAGCCGAGGACTTTATAAAGTCCATTACTTTTGTGTCTGGCTCAATATACGATAACAAAAAGGGGTTGGAGTTTGATCCTAGTTATCCGGGTAACTTGTTAAGCCAAGATGAGGACACCAGGCGGCAACTATTGGAGGGAAGATGGAAAGTAAGCAACAGTCCAAATGATGTGTTTGATTACGATGCGTTTGTCGGAGTGTTTGACAATGTGAAGAGCATCAATAGTACTGGCAAGTACATCACAGCGGATATAGCCATGAAAGGAAGCAATAAGCTTGTTGTCGGATATTGGGAGGGAATGGAGCTTGTTGACATTGAGATAATGGATAAGAGTGACGGTAAGCAGGTAATTGATTTAATTAGTTCAATGGCGAAAAGATATTCCGTGGAAAATCGTTATATTTGTTACGATGCGGATGGTGTTGGTTCGTATGTCGATGGCTTTATCAAGGGAGCTGTTCCGTTTAATGGCGGGGTGCAACCAATTGCGGTAAAGGACCAGGCGAGTGGGCGGTTGATAAAAGAGAATTATTTTAACCTAAAGACACAATGCTACTACAGATCAGGAGCAAGAGTGAACAGGGGAGAAATGAAGATAAGTAAGGCCGTTGCTAACAAGATGTACGATTCAACGATGACAATGCGGCAAAGGTTTATGTTTGAACGCAAGGCAATACAAAGAGACAAGGTTAATCATGACGGCAAGCTAAGGATTGTCGGCAAAGATGAGATGAAGATAAAACTTAACGGAGATTCTCCCGATTTAATGGATATGTTCATGATGAGGGAGGTATTCGAATTAAAACCAAAAATGGTGTTTGCATATGAAATGGACTGACAGAATTAAAAATCTATTCACTAGAAACAAGCCGGTACAACAGAAAGCCCAGCGTCAAACATTAGGTTTGACCATCAATGCTTCTAATGCAGTTTACCCAAGCTACCAAGTGATTCAATCAATCTACCAATATACACAGATTGATGACATCTATTCAATCATATCTTATCTATCGGACACAGCTGCAAGGGTGCCGATGTATGGCTATGAGATAATTGATGAGCCAGCAATGAAGCAGTATAAGAAGTTTGGTCAAGAAAGCATTAAGGGTAAGCACTACCAAAAGAAAGCAATGCAGGATCTACCGGAAGATGACAAGTTTGTTAAGTTCTTAAATAACATATCTTATGCAGACAGGATAAAGTATTTTACTATCCTTTACATCAGCGGTGAATTGTTTTTGTGGAAAGAGGTAATTGAGTTAGGGCCAAATGCTGGTGATGTTTATTTGCATGCTTTGGAAAATCAAAATGTGACTGTGATTGTTAGTGATACTTTCCCACAGCAAGTTGTTGGGTATCGTTACTTCGATGTGGCTTTTGATGGCACGTTTGGAGTTGATGAGATTATCCATGTCAAGTATTACAATCCAACGATAACAAATGGCTATCAGTTCCGTGGCTTGAGCCCATTGCAGGTGTTATCAAAAAGAATAACAAGATTAGAAGCTGGAATGGATGCGTCTGTAGCGCAGATGCAAAATGGCGGTGTGCCTGGTATAGTGTACGAGAAAGATGCTTTTGCAGTTGAGACATTGGGAGAAAGGAAGAATGACTTTGCAAAGTATTTGCATAACTCTAGCAACAAGGGTGCTCCTTACTTTGCTGGCGGTGAAATGGGTTACATTGAGTTGGGGTTGTCGCTTGCTGATATGGATGTGAACAGCTTGCAAGCTGTGGACTTCACAAAGCTTTGCAATGCTTATAAGTTCCCAGAAGTGTTGCTTAACAATACCGAGGCGAGCACATATGACAACATGGATACAGCACTTAAGATGCTTTACACTAACTCAATCCTACCAAATATTTATTTGTTCAAGGATGCGTTAATGAGAAGCGTGGCTCCAATGTTTATGGATGGCAAGCAAAGAGTGATTGAGGTGGACTTGTCACAGATACCAGCACTACAAAAAGATATGAAGCTTCAAGCCGAGGCGCTTAATGCAATGTGGTGGATAACCCCGAATGAGAAGAGGGCAATACAGGACTTTGAGATTATCAATAACCCAATGATGAACGAGATACTTGTTGATAGCGGCAAAGTTCCTTTAACTGACTTAGAGCCATCGGACTTTACCGATGTTGAAATGGAAGATGAAGAAAGAATTGTATGACAAAATCTGTAGATGAAATAGTGAACATTTGCGAGAAGAAAATAATGATGGTGCTTCTCGAACAATTGCCAATACCATCATGTCCTTTGAAGAAGCAGCAGAACGAATGGAAGAAAGAGCAAGTTAAGCAGATGTTGTCTGCAAGGTTGGGGCACGTTGGCTTAGGCATCACCGTAAAAGTTGAAGTATAATGACAAGGGCTGAACAAAACAGATATTGGAAAGATTGGCACGCATTTCAACAGAAATGGGAGAAAGCATTTATCCCTAAGTTTAAGAAAGCGTTGAAGATACAGATTGAAGCTTATGCTAAGACAGGCAACACGATGGAGATTCCATCGTTTCCTATTTATACGGTGTTATTGGAGTTGTATTCAACTGTTGGGCCTAAGTGGGCAAGATATAATCGTGAGGCAAGTATAAAAGCAGATGATACATTTGCCACAGGGCAAATGGGTTTCAATGCAAGGATTGTGGAATTGATAAGACAATACTACGGCGAAAGATTGCTTAATGATGCTCAACTAATGACTGACTATAGCCGTGAGATTATTGTTAGGGTATTGGGTGAAGCTGCTGGTACAGGTGCGAGCTTTGATGACATTGTCAAGATGTTGCTTGAACATCCAGAGTTTGGAGCAATGAGGGCCAGAAGAATTGCGAGGACTGAGACGGTGACTGCTGCCAATGGGGCGGCGATGGTGTATGCAGAGAACAGCGGCAATGTAATGGAGAAAATATGGATTGCGGTAAAGGATGCAAGGACCAGACATGATCATAAAGCGGTTGATGCGACAAGATTGGATATACAGACACCTTTCGACCTATTTAACCAAAAATATGGCAAGGTCCAAATGATGCAACCAGGTGCAAGGATACAGCCGAGTGGTTTGCCTGTTCCTGCGGTTGAGGTGGTTAACTGCAGATGTACGGTAGCATTTAGGGCGAAGAGGGGAGCAGATGGAAGAATAATAAGAAAATAATTGTTTCAGTAAATAAATTTTAATAACTTTATATCGTGAGTGAAATATATCAAATAAAGCAAGATACATTAAGCGCAAATGTTACCGATGTTGATGGTGTTAAAGGCATTGTCACTGGTTACTTTAGTCGCTTCAATAATGTTGATAGTGATGGTGACATCATTAGACCAGGTGCTTTCAAGAAAACAATAAAGGAGCAAGGACCTGATTCACTACAACCAAGAATCAAGCATTTGCTTAATCATGATCCATCGCAGCCCTTGGGCAAGTTGATGAGTTTAAAAGAAGATAAGACCGGGCTTGCTTATGAATCGCAAGTCGGCACACATTCGCTTGGTCAAGATTTTATCAAGATGATTGAAAGTGGATTGATAACAGAACATTCAATCGGCTTTAGAATCATGAAGCGCAATCAATTGCAACCCTATGAAAACTATATGAAAAACCCGGGTGAGGGGTTCTATGAGATTACAGAAGTAAAACTTTATGAGGGCTCTTCTTTAACAGCTTGGGGTGCTAACCCATTAACCCCCATTACAGGGCTTAAGAGTGAAGTAGATGTTGATTTGATTGTGGCAAGAGTTCAGGCGATTGAAAAGTTCTGTAAGAATACAACGGCAACAGATGACACAATCGAGATGTTGTTGTTACACAGCAAGCAATTAGCTCAACTTGTTCTAGATATGAAGAAAGGCACTGAACCGGCGCAAGCCATTCAGCCGTCGGAAAGTATTGCGGACATGATTCGTGAGTTTAATAATAAAATAAAATAACAAACCCTCTTTAAAAAACCAATATGGAAAAGAAAGAATTAATGGCTGAGCTCGAAGGCCTTAAGTCAAGCTTAGAGACAAGTATCTCCGAGAAGACAAAGAGCGAAATCGCTGATCAATTGAAGTCAGTGGTAACTGCAATTGATGAGAAAATCTCTTCATTTGCAAACGGTAATGATTCTGCTGAAGCTGTAAAAGCTATGTCTGCTGAATTTAACGCATTGAAAGCTGAGCAAGCTGCAATCCTTAAAGGATTCGATTTGTTGCAAACTCGCGTTAAAGGAAACGGCAAAACTGCTGAATCTAAGAAATCATTTGGCGAAGTATTCGGCGAAACTTTGAAGAACAACTTTGATGCTTTCCAAGCTATCAAAAAGGGTTCTCCATTGCGTTTGGATATGAAAGCTGTAGGTAACATGACTTTGACTGGTAACTTAACCGGCGATGGTGTTGCTTCTTACGCTGCTAACCAAGCTATATTGCCAGCACAGAAAACCAACATGCGTGACCTTATCAGCACTGCAATCTCTTCTACTGGTCTTTATGTTCAGTATCGTGAGACAGGTTCGGAAGGATCTATCAGCGTACAAACTGAGGGAAGTCCTAAGACACAGATTGACTACGATTTCTCGGAGATCAAAGTGGTTGAAGATTACATCGCAGGTTTCGCTCGTTTCAGCAAGCAAATGATGAAGCAATTGCCTTGGATGGAGACCACACTTGTTAGAATCTTAACTCGTGATTTCTTCAAAGCTGAGAACAGTGCTTTTTATGGTGACTTCCAAACTCAAGCTGGTTCAACTGTTACTTCTACTGAAACTGACAGAATCAAGTTTATCATGGACCTTATCGCTGGTCAAAACAACAACAACTACAACGCTTCTTATGCTTTAGTGAATTACACTGACTTTGCAAGCTTGAACAAGTTGCTTTACACCAACGGATATTATCAAGGTTCAGGTGGAGTAGTTAGCCAACCAACTGGAGGAATCACCATCAGCGGTACACCTATCGTTCCTGCTGCTTGGATTGGTACTGGTAAGATTGCTATATTCGACCGTGACTACATCGAAAGAGTAGAAACTGAAGCTGTAGCAGTTGAGTTCTCTATGGAGGACAGCGACAACTTCCAGCGTAACTTGATCACTGCAAGAATCGAGTGTCAAGAAGCTCTTAACGTAATGTTGCCTGCTTCTGCTCTACACACTGACTTGCCAGCGTTATCTTAAGTTTAGTGGTTTAGTTTGATAATAAAAAAGCCCTGCCCAAGTTGGGTGGGGCTTTTTAAAATTAATAAAGATGGTTAACTATAATTCTGTTTTAGACATTGAGTTTTACGATGATGACATCGTGGAGCCAGTTACACTTACCGAGGCAAAAGATTTTTGTAAAATAGACATCGGAACCGATGACACTTTGATAACGGCTTTAATCACTGCAGCAAGACAGCAGTGCGAAGCTTACACAGGTGTTGGATTTGTGTCTAGAGAATTGGCTGCGGTGCTTAATAATATCAATGGCGATATTTATATCCCTTATGGTCCGATTAATGAGATTATCTCTGTTGAGAATGAGAACGGCACAGAGTTGATTTATGGCACTGGTTATAAGTTAAGCGGCATATCTTTTAAGCGTTTGGAATATCCTAAAGAAACTAATATAACCGTAAGCTATTATGCTGGTTATTATGAGTTGCCTGAAGTGTTAAAGACAGCGCTGCTCAATCAAATATATTATCTTTACGATAACAGAAGCCAAGGCATTGATGACATTAGCCCAATTGCTAAGACATTATTAAATATTTACCGCCGTGTATAAATTAAACAGAAGAGTACAGGTTAACAGATATACAACTGCTAAGAATCAATTTGGTGGCTTAACGGCTATCTTGACTGGTAGTTGGGATAAATGGTGTGAGGTAAGAGACAGAACCGGAACGAGTGGCAATGATTATCAGCAGTCACAATGGTTGTACACTCATATCTTTGTAATGAGATACGAGAAAGAAAGACCGACAAGGTCCAATGATGTGATTGCTTATGAAAGCGAATACTACAAAATAAACAGCATACAAATACGAACAGAGGGAGCAAAGTCATTCGAATATATTGAAGCGACAAAACTTGATGAAAACATTAACAGCGATGCACCTATGGACTTAAATAATATCACGTATGTAAACTATACGGCAAACGAGGATGAGTACGAGATAACAGATGCTAACTTGATTGGTAAGCATTTATTTTTAGTTCTAAAGGATGGCATCGGTTACGAGCTGCTGACAAGTGGTTCACCAACAGGAAAACAAGTGGTATTTAATTCAACTACTGGCTTGCTAACATTTGGGGTGACTTTTGCGGCTGATGAGATTATAACTTACATTTACTATTAATGAGCTATAAAGTTCCATACAATACGCTCCCAGATTTGGGGGCATTACAAAGCGGTGACTATGTGCCAATGCTTAGACCTCCTTTTGATGAGGGCAAAGCATTTGTGAGCGATTTTAAGGCGGCAATTTCGCCGTTAAAATGGTATGCGGTACAGATGACACAAGCGGGCGGTGGAGCGCCAACAGTTGGCACTACATACCTCAATGAGATTGGCGCTATCAGTTGGGCTTATGTAACTACTGGAACATATACAGGCACGCTTACCGGGGCATTTACCACACCATTCCCAAAACAAACAAATGTCTTTGGATTGATTGAGTTCGGTAAGACATATTTTTATGCTGTTGAGCGTGTTGATGCGGATAACATAACACTATACACGTATCGTGAAGATTGGACTTTGCAAGACAATCTTTTGCTCAATAATGACATTAATTTCTACTGCTATGTTTAAGATTGAGGTCACTGGTGTTGATGCAACGCTTAAAAATTTTGATACTTTGGCTAAAAAGACAAAGCAAGACGTTCAAGCGGCGCTTAATGACTTTGGAGACAGGACTGTAGAGAATGCGAAGATGTTGGTGTCTGCAAATTCAAGTGATGAGGGTGCTTTACTAAGAAGCATTACAACAACTTATGGCGATGG